GTCGTACACACGTGCGACACTATTGCTATGCCACAAAGCGTGGTACAGAAAGTAGGGCTATATTTTGATAACGATTTGATAACGTTATTTGTAGAGTTTGCCCTCAAATATAAAGCTGCCATCTGCATTGATAGGGATGGTTATTACCTGGACTTTACGCTCATGCACATAAGCTACGGCAAAGCCTTGTTGCCAGTTAGCATAGCCCCTTGTATACGCCATGCCTGAACTGCTTAAATCTACTAAATTGCCAACCTCAACACCCCATACAGTACGCCCTAATTGGCCCCTAGAAGCCTCTGTAAAGGCCGATACGCCTAGTCTATGGGTGTGTCCACAGACAACGCTCTTACCTAGCCTTCTAGCCCCGTTTAAGGCCGTTTGTCCAGGTACTTGGCTAAGAGGGAAAGCGTCACCATGAACGGCTGTCCAGCCTGGCGCCCAGTCAAGCCCGAAAGGACTGAACTTGATTCCGAGCTTGTCATATCCCATAAAACGCTCATACTGCATTTCGGGTAGGTTGAGGAAAGATGGTAGTCGCTTTTTGATTGATCGATAAAGTCTGATTCCATGATTACTTCCTAGTACATCTGTTACGCCTAAGTATGTTAGGACTTCTTGTGTCTGTTTTCTGTCATCATTTATATTGCCAACCATCTCATCAATGGTGCCAGCATTAAAACCACCTAGCTGTGGTAAATCAATCTCATCACCAATACAGATAGTCCTATGCGGATTCCATTTAGCCAGAAAACGGCCTACGGATTTAACACTTGCTTCATTAAAAAAAGGTACTTGCAGGTCAGATACAAACGCTATGCGCTTAATCGTCATCCTCATCTGGAGTAGGGATAGAAGGGATAATGCCGTCTTCTCCCACTACCCAATCGGGCATGGAAGATGGGCTATCCATTAGGTATAGGGCAACAGATTCTGAAAACCCTGCCTTACGTGCAGCTCTAAACATTTCGTGCTTAGCAATATAAAACACGTCTAATTTAGTTAATGGCTCTGGTGATTTACGCACCCTGCGCCTATTAATCTTCTTGCGTTTACGTGTAGTTGCCATATTAAAATTATGACTTACTAATCAAAACAAATAAATCATCAACACGCTGTTCTAGCCGACTACTTCTTTCGTCAATCCTGTCAATGGCATCTTTTATCGAACTGCCACTATTCGGGCGAAGTTCGTTTAGCCAGCCTTTAACTAAGAAGCGAAGCCCTATGAGACCGCCTGATAGCACGGCGATAACGCCAGCGCCAAAGCCAGCCCAATCTCCCGCTGTCATTTCGCATCTGCACCGATGCCATAAGCATTATCGGATTTATCTAGAGCCCTAGCTGCTGGACCAGCAAGTGCTGCAACTACTACAGACAGTGCTGGATCTAAACCTAATTCATTACTTGCTAAAAATGTTAAGAAAGATACTAATACCCCACGTGCATAGGATTTTAGTATTGCTTTTTGCTTTTTGGTTATTTTCATATTTTGCCCCCTAGTAGTGGTATATTGAATGGTCTGCCGTCTTTGTCGCCTGCTTTCGTAAATGAACAATGTATGTGTTTTTTGTGCGGATTTATACCCCTATAACGCCGCCACTTAAATCCCATCATCCTTGAAGCTATAAAGCCATTATGGATTACGTAAGATATGCGCTTATCGGTTTTAGCACAGACCCTGATCTGGTCAGCCAGATATATCGAGAGCTGCTCGGATGAATCCAAACGAGAATCAATATCAATGGCTCTGACAACGAATCCGCTCCGTTCGTCTGGATTATGATCCGATTTACTGGCGGAATGACGAGCATCACCAATCCACCCATCACTGGTAGAGCGGCGATCTGGATACCAGGTATCAATCTGATCTCTTAACTGTTTACCAGCTGCACACAGCCAGGGCTGTTTACTCATCCTCAGTTACAATCGGGGTGGATTGTGCCGCTATCATTTCGTCATAAGTTGATTTGAGCATAGAAGTAAATTCTCCGTTGCCGTGATTAATAATGGCGTGTTCAATGCCGTCAATTTCATTTGTAACAAAAGTAACATTATTCATTTTTACAACTCCGCACTTAGTCCGAGGTAGCCACTTGTTGAATTGTTGGCAGTTAATGAGTAAGGACGATTGGCTGTTAATCCACTTGCTACAACTGGATAAACTACCGCAATACCATTACCACTGTTATTGCTCAAAATTGTAAGGCTTGTAACTGCTGTGTTTGTTCCACCTGTTGAAAGGTTAAGAGTTGAAAAATCAACACTTGTTGGAGCAACACGCATTGTGGCAGGTAGTGGAACTTGAATAATTGCCGTGGTTGTTTGGTCTGCAAAACCATTGCCAAAGGTTTGATAAGTATTTAATCCACCTTGTCGATAGTAATACCTTTGGCAAGCGGCTAACTCGCCTTGGATTGTGCCACCTGCACGGCTAAAGGCTGTGGCTACTGCGCCTAATTCCAGTTGAACATTATCTAAAAATGCTGATTGTCCTGCTGAACCACTTGACACAATAACAACTAAAAGACTTTTAGCAGTTGATGGTACGGCATAAACTCCAGATATTTTAGAAAATGTAGAAGTAGATACTGTTCCACTTCCACCACTAGTTGCTGTAATTTGGGTCCAACTTCCACCAACAGCAACATCTGTTGAGCTTGATTGCCATAATTGAGTAGAAATAGTTGTTGATGCAGTAGCAGCAGCATCTACTGAAAGTGTTACTGTTTGACCTGCAAATCTAATTGCATTTAATGTTTCTATTGCTTGATTCATATTTACAACACCAGCTGCGCCAGTAGGTGCAATTTTCAAAGAATATAAAGAGCCTGTGGCAACTGTGCTAGTTTCTCTTGAAATAGTAACTGCCCCAACTGTGCCAGTTAGATACCATCTATCGGCAGTATAAGCATTACCGGCAGTAAATGATGTGCCTCTTTGCCAAATATCAAAAGTGCCATTAATTACTGCGTTTTTATTTGCGGCACTTTGAGAACCTGATACTAAATTAACTGTGCCAGAAAGATCGTTCATATTGGCGGCGGTCAATACCTCGCCTGTTACGTAATTCTCTTTTACTGGAAATCCTATAGCCATCTATACTCCTTAGTAACTTAGGACATTATAGCCCAAAGTACCATAAATGCTATCATCTAGGATAAAAGCATCTATAACTGGCTCTAGTGTCGTGAACGTGGTTTTCCAACTATTCGGGGTTATGTTCATTCTTACCCCAAAAATCTGTAAAGTTTTTTCTAAAAGCGATCCACCAGGTTGGGTAGTCTTAACTGTAATTGGATCAAAGAAATCTAAGTCTAAAGCTGCGACTATGCCTGAGTTGTAACTAGGTGTGTATAGGTCTAAAACTATGGCATCCACACGGATAGAGGTTTCTTGCCTAGAGGCAATATAAGCCTGGGCATAATCTAGGGCTACAGCATCTGATTGCATTAATAGGTTATCTAAGAAATAACTATGTAAAAAGTATTTATCTATGCTGGCTTGATTTAGGGCTACCTGTGGGCTACCACCAGCTCTAGTAATAGTAGCTTTATTAAATACTAATACGTCATTTAATATCCAGGTTGCATCAAAGTAAGATATACCAGATCCATCATCTGCAAACACTGTAGGTGTGCCACCAATAGATCCAGCCGTTACGCCTCGATCTTGAAATACAAAGTTATTGTCGGCATCAACATAAATGGCACCATATTCAGAATTGGCTACTGTAAATAGTGCTTGTAATGCTGTGCGGTTAGTACCTGGATCTGCCTGTAATGTAGTAAGACCTGGATCAATATCTCGCTGAGATGCTGGCCATGAAATCTGATCTAAAATATCATCCACACGTGCACCCGATAATTGACCAGCGCTAGTGCCAGCCACTGTGCTTATCTGTGCTAACTGGGCTAATCTAAAAGCATCTACAGCTTGTATAGTAGTAATTGCTACACCTTCGCCATCATCTGGGTAAGTAGTAACATAACTTGTAATGTATCCTGCGAATATGGGATAAGTTACTGCATTGTAGGTAGCAGTAATCTGTACTTTTTTCATAGGTGTTAATAAATTGTAATAAGGCCCTGATACATTTTGTGGGTTAAAATCACCATTTTGATCTGTTATGCGTAAAGTAAGCGAGCCTGTTTGGAACTCATCACTAAGAGCAGTACGGCCTCTATTAGTTTCAATTCTATTTACTTGATTAGATACATCTACAATTACAGCTGCGGAATCTGCTAATACGTTTGTTCCTAAAATACCTGTATCTAAAATCATGGCCTGGGCAAAACTAGGGCCAGTGCTAAAGTTAATTACAGCATTAATTACTGGTAATGTCATTATGGAAGGCTGCCAGCTGGTGTAGTGCCATATCCGCTTCTACTTGCTAATTGGATACTCTCGGCTATTAATTGAGAGAATCTATCGCCACTATTGGCTGTATCAACAGTTAAGGTCAAATTAACAGGTCTGTTGCCAGATTCCCTAAGTCTTTCCATAGATATTTCTGCCGCACTCATGCCAGCATAATTAGGTGAACCTTCTAATGTAGTGCCTAGGTTTTGGAAATAACTGGCTGGCAAAGATGGAAAATTACTACTAGTTTTTGGAATAATTGGGCTTAAACCAATATTACCTGATTCTCTTAATCTTTCATTAAGAATCTGTTGATATGTCATACCCATATAATTTGCAGTGCCAACCAATGATTCTGCTAGTTTAGTAAAATAACCAATAGTTAGATTTGCAGCACCTGCTAGTTTATTCAAAGAATCTGTAGCGTTCATCTCTGCTAAATACTTTTTGGCCAATGCTTCATTGTTATCTAATATGGCTAACTGCGCTTGTATGCGTAATTTCGTTTCTTTATCTGTTGCTTCATTTAAGGCTACTGTTAAGCCTATGCGCTCTAAATCAAACTTATCCTTTAATTGATCTACTGCTGACTTCTTCTTTAGTTGATCGATCTCAGCCTTACGTAATGTAACGGCATTTTTAATGGCCTGAGTTTCTTGCCTTTTTTGCTGAGCATTAATTCTACTTGCGGTTCTTTCTTGGCCACCACGATCTTGCTGTGGCATAGCGCCTCTACCAATTTGTCTAAGTCCGCCAATATACGCCCCGATAACTGGGATATTTCTAACATCAAATATGTTGCCAACGCCAGGCACGTTTGTTAAATCTTTTAATTTACTGCTTACTTGTCCTAACCCTACAACTACTTCGCTTATAGCTGTGGCAAAGTTTTCCATGCCAGTAGTTATGTTTTCAATACTGTTATCATCACCTAAAGCGCTTAATGCATCTAATAAACCTTTACCAATAATTTCACGTGAATTAGCTGCGGCAACAGATATTAAACTTAACTTTCCAGCATAGGTATCTAATTTAGCTGCGGCTTGGCCTGAAAACTTGTTATTAAGTTCGGCCATAATATCGTCCATGTTGCCAGCCTTTAGCAAGCTCTTATCTAGGCCAGCACCTAATCTGCTTAGACCTGTAGTATTGCCAGCGTAAGCACGTGATAAGGCTGTAGTAACTTGTGTTAATGATCGACCAGTAGCAGCCGATACATCCATAGCAGTATTTAGGGCATCTTGGCTCTTAGTAATTGAGCCTGTTACTGTCAGTAATTGCTGGAATGCTGGGCGTAATTCATCATCTAATACGCCAGTGGCTCTCTGTAAATTGGCTATGTATAGTTCAACGCCAGGTGCGCTAAATTGATAACCTGTATTTCTTAATTGAATCTCTAATGACTTGGCGGCCTTTTCATCAGCTGCAAAAGCCTTTACTGCTTCTCTACTAAATCTAGTTAATGCTGTTACTGAAAATGCTGCGGCAAAGGTGCGGCTAAAAGTTTTAACTTGTTTTTCAAACGCACTGATTTCTTTCTTACCTTTTTTAAGGCCTTTGTTATTAAAGGTGCTAAGTGCCGATACGACTATATTGGCCATTATGCTACCTTCTTTTCTGTAGTCTTATTAAAGTGTGTAACTGTAGAGTTAATCGCCTTTACAATTACGCCATAAATATCGCCACTATCTTGCGCCCATGCTTTGTAAATCAAACGGCCTTTAGTCTTACGACCACCACCTCTAGCGCCCTTAACTTTAGGCTGAGATGTAAGAGTAGGTAAGTCAGTAACAAACTGATACCCAGCAAAAGGGTTATTAGAATTATATGCAGCTGTAGATCTGCTTCTATTTTTTCTGCTACCTGATTGCTTAAATGCCATTGTGCCGCCACCTTCTGCAACAGAAGTAAATGGCGCTCTGCCTTGTGGGTTTAATCTACCTGCGGTTTCATAGATACGACCTGCGGCGCTTATATTGTAAACATAACTTTCTACTGTATAACCATTACTAAACCTGCGATTTTGACCCTCTTTGAATCCAATACCACCTCGGACAGTAGCTGCATCATATTTAGGAAATGGGCGATAATCGACAGTAGATGATATTGGTTTAGACCAGCCAGACAACACTTCATTGTTGCCCACTACAAATCCTTTAGCCTTAGCCTCTACACCCTTCATTACGGGTTCTACGGCTGCTTTAACACGTCTATACATATCTTCATCAATAAAGGTTAAGCCATTAATGACATCTTTAACGCCTACGATTTCTACTGGCATTTTTGATCTCCTTAGCTCTATCTGAAAGCACCTGGATTATTGCCCTAAGCATTTCAGCATCCATATTGATAAACTCGCTAGGCGGAATCCCTAGTTCAACAGATAGGCTGGCTATCGTATAAAGTGTTGAATCCCGCTGCGCTATTTTTTTTCTTCGTCTAATACCTCTACAGTATCTAAGCTGTCTATAAACTCGATACCAAATACAGGTACAGTTACGTTAGCCCTACGTAAACACTCATGTGCTAACCAGTAAATTTCGGTCTGGCGTTCATGCTCACGTAGGACTTTACTAATACCTGATCCGTACTTTAACTCGAAAGCGTACTCGACACCTGGTGTTATCTTGTGCTCTGTGACTTCACCATTAGCCCTTGTTATCTTTAGCTTTGCCATTATTTCTCCTTAATTAAGGTGTTACGTCAACTACTATAACTGAGTTACAAGTAAATGTAATGCTCTGTGTTGAGATGTCGCCAACAGCACCATTTAGGTCTTGGGTATTGTTTACCAAAACTGTAGTTTGATACTCTGGGTTGGTAGTGCTAATTACTGCGTTAGAACGCTTAATAACTAGTGGCACTGTAGTACCCCAGGCTGCCGCTAAGGTTGCAGTAACTGCACCTGTGCCGCTTGCTGCATCATTGTTAAGCAGGTCTAGGGTAATTGTTGAAGCCTCTAGTCCTTTAACAAACTTGTGAGCTGTATCGCCCATTGCTGTAATTTCTAATTCATCAAAACTGCGGTTAATAGTAACCCCTGTTACATATGCTGAAATGTCAACACTGTTAAGAGTAACTACCGCACCATTGGATAAAAATACGGCCATTAGTCTTGCTCCTCTTCTTTTTTGTAAGCAGGTTTTTTAACCGCTACTGGTGTGTGTGTAATCTGACCTGTCTTGGCCAGAAAGTTCTTTTCTTCTTCTGTTAATCCTTGATATGCCATTTTAACTCCAACTCGTTAGGATTGATACAGTAATTTCTGATACTAGCAAGTCGCCACTAGCTGCGTTAACTATTGCTGGTGCAGAAACGCTAGATATGTTCATTTGATAAGTTGCGGCAGCCAACTTGGTTACTACTGCCAAAATGTAATCTTCCATACCAGCCAGGTTGCCCTGATTGTCTAATGCTGGTTTAGTAATAAGTATTCTAAAAGTTGCCAACGGATTAACACTTATTTCATCATTATTAGATGGTGTTATGTAAGGATCACCTGGCGTAATTACTACAGCATTGGCTAATAGTGTTGCAGGTGGAAAACTAAATACTGACCACACGCCAGCATTGGCAAGTGTTGTCGCTAATGTGCTACGTAATGTGGTTATTGCGGCTGGCATTATCCCACCAGTGATGCTGGACTTGAATACGGCTGGATGAGACCACGCACTCGGTTAATCAGCTGATAACCCATCCGATAGGGGCTGGCACTGATCCCATCCATACCGACCCCACCAGTCTGGCT